GTAGTCAGCGGTAGCATCTACGTGATTGCTGGCGGTGGCTTCGGTGTAACTTGGCGCCTAACGGCCGCACAGGTATTCCCGCAGGTACGTCGTACGGCCGCGCAGATGTTTGACGACGAGAGTGGGGCGCCGCCTACGGTGATTGAGGAGCAGGAGGATGCTCCTGCGTCAGCTGCTGTTCCGAATGACGATTCGGAGTATGGTGGTGGTCAGGTTGCGGAGGCGGAGGCTCCGGCACCTGCTCCGGCTCCGAAGGGGCGTGCGCGTCGCCCGGCTGCGGGCGGTGCGGGGTCAGCGTAGACCAAACACGTGAATCTGCGGGAGCAGTATACATAATATAAGAATCATCAACAAACAATACCGAGCAATCGGGACCAACATAACTACTCATTTTTATTTCCGAGCAACCGTTCAGAGGTAAAAGGGATTTTTTTCCACACTTCAGGCACTCGTGAATTTCTGGAATATCGGTCAGGAGTTCAGGCGTCATCAATCGGATATTGGTGTTCAGCGACTTCGTAATAACCGTCTTGAAATCATCTTCTAAACAGTCCTGGTAAGCTTCGTTAGAAAGAATGCTCCACAGAGTCTTGTCCGACACCTTCCACTCTTCCTGAAACAACATCGAAAAAGGATCGTCGTGAAACCACAGAGCGTGGAAAATCTCGGGATGATCGGGATCGTGCTCGGCTAAACCTACCCTTTTTACCTCATTATACAGCCAGTAAACGTTCCACTCGTACGACCTATCCAACGACCCGCGAAAAACGTCTCGGCCGTTATAGTGCCACTCTTCCGCATCATAATCTTCGTCGTGATCAGCTATGTCGTCCGATATATTTCGGTAGACATAGTTGGGTTTCAAGATTGAATACATTATTTAATAATAAGTTAATCAAACCGCACAGTTACACGCACATTGTGGGGAGTCATAGACTTGGTAGCCGAATGCGAAAGCTCGTGGCGCTTCTTTGTCGGACTGTCGGTTTTCTCATGGAGTCGGGTCTCCATATCCGAATGAACGGTTTCGCGATGCTGTTCAAGGTAATCCAGAACTTCGTCGGTAATAGCCCACTCAAAGAAATTCAACTGGCCTACGGTAGTATCAATATCGTGGAACTTGATACGCTTCCACCGACAAAACGGGTCAAACATCTTCTTGCTGTAAGCTTTTAGATGAGACTTATATGACAGGTACACAATCACGAGCTTCTTCTCCTTACTGTTCTTGGTCATATACGAAACATTGTACTTTTTGGCGTAATTGGTCACGAACCAGTCAATGAGCCGAAGCGATAGGTTAGACTTTCCCGCCAGAATATCGCGAACGCGCTCAATGTTCTTGCCGGTATAAAACTTCTCCAGACGATAAAGCACCCACTGTTCCTGACTTTGAATTTCCATTACTTAATACTTCATCGTATCCTGAAAACGGGTTTAATTCAACTATGTTAATGGATAAGATAAACAGATGGACAAAGTTGAACAGCTAATAGCTTCCTACGGCCAAGATGATCAGCGAACGGCGGCGTGGCATTCCAAGCGAGGAGAAATGCTGACGGCCTCCGAAATTTATAAGGCAGTTCACGATGCTTCTCCCGCTCTAAAACACGAGATCGTGATGTCCAAACTCCTGCCTCGTCAGCAACAGCAATCAGGGTTTGGTCCCAAGGCCCTTATGTGGGGAACGAGGTTTGAACCTATCGCCAAACACATTTATACCACTTATCTCCAAGGCGGGGTCCGGATTGTGGACACTACCTGTATTCCTCACCGCGACCACCCGTTTCTGGGCGCTTCGCCTGATGGTATTCTGGTCACGGACGACAAGGAGGATTTTAGGTACGGGAAGCTCGTAGAGTTCAAGTGTCCCATCTCGCGGGAGTTTGATGATACTACCCCGATTCCTCCAACCTACTTTCACCAAATGCAGCTTCAGCTGGAGTGTACGGATATGGACGAGTGCGACTACGTTGAAATGAAGTTCCGCGAGGTGACGTATACTGAATGGCTAGAATCGCCGGCTCGGTATAAATCTTGGTTTGCGGTTGATGAGAGCGGTAAAGTGGTTTATCGCGAGATCGAAGACCAGCGGGACGTAGCTACTTGGCGGAAGGAAATGATGCCCACTCTGGAGACCGAGTGGTGGACTACGGTATACTGGGTCTTTGACAAGCATCGCCTATCTAGCGTTCCTCGTGACCGGACGTGGCTCTCAACGAATATCCAGAGTTTCCGCGAGATTTGGGAAACTATCAAGGCCCATCGGGCAGCGGGAACGGTTCCCGAACACCCGAAGGAGAAGACTATTCTAACAATTTGAAATAATCTTTGAAATCACCGTGAAAAGACCAAATTCAGACATAATCTTCTTCTTGGTAGCACGGATCGCATCGATGCGCCGAGACCACCAATCTTCTTCAATAGCCTGACGAACAATTTCGGCGGCTTTTGCCGGGTCATCTAACGGAAGACGTACAAACGCTTGAGGATCAATATACTCCTCTAGGTTAGGACATCCCCAGTAAAAGGGCAGACATTCGCAAATTAAGGGCTCCCATATTTTTTCAGTAGCGTAGTTCATTTCCGAGTTGTTTTCTACGGCCAACACGTACTTGTACTTGGAGTATACGTTGTACCGATTCTCTTCGGGAACCTGGCCGATATAAAGAGGCATCGAGTGGTAATTCTCCTTACCATATACGTCAACGCCACACAATCCGGCCAACTCAATACGAGCAATATGGCCCGTATCGTTCTTTTTATCACTGAAGATGGAACATACGCTATTAGATTTTGCCGGAAGAGTATCCAGGTCTCCGATTAGACTCCAACAAGCCGGATTCAGTGCCTTACGCGGAGTCTGGATGTATAAAAACTTCTTGGGGTCAGGATTAGACCACGCTCCCCAAGTCTTGGCCCCCCACTTCTTGGAGTCGTCGTATACCCAAGGCTCCATCTGTATAATGATGGTCTTCTTAGGATCATAATAATCGTCTTGGGCAGGATAATTAATAACTACGAAGTAATCTGCCGTGTCGGATGACGTAACATCAAAATGAGTTATAGGCATACAATCCGTCTTAAGATCATCTACATACTCCGATGACGACTTCCAGCTACAAAGCATCTTGACTTTGGGTTTAGTAGTTGTAGGCACTTCTGGTTTATTTTTAACGTATAACCCGTCATTGGGACCAAAATACATGGATTTTTGAAGTTTTGTCATATCGATGTATTGCTTAAAGTATCCTAGCGTGTTGAAGGCAACACAATCAAACGAATCTCTGGCGACCCTCATAGATTCAGAAATACTTAGTTTCTTAAAGGTCAGATCACCTCCAATGTAATCAAGGCCAGGGTAAAATGTAAAGTCATTATCTATACTAGTGAAGTCCATACTGGTATTATCCTTCTGAATATCGGTATCCACGTTCTGGCCTACGCGCTCGTACCACTCGGAAAAAACAAGCTGGGGGCGGAGTTCCTTACAATCTAGTTCCTTACAGATTTTGATTACGTAGTCAATTCCGTGCTTGATACCGTTCTTGGCAATATAGTCCACCAGAATACGCGCCCCCTTCTTGTTGATAGAGTAAGCGAACGTCCCGCCCAAATTCAGATCCTTCTGGTTATCTGACACGGCCAATCCCCCATTTCCCGTAACGTACACATCCTTCGTGGACTCACGGTTAGTGCTGAACATATGGTATCCCAAATGGAGGTAATCAAACTTACTGAACGCCCCGCTTTTCTTAATAGCCTCGTACTTGGCCTTGAAGTCGGAGGCCAAGGTAATATCATCTTCAAAAATCACGTAATATTCATTGTTGTTATCCGATAATAGCTTGTTCCACAAATTGTAGTGAGAAAGAGCACACCCAATAACGCCAACCCTACTCCCAAAATCATTGCCGTTGAAAAGGTCCTTGAGTTCTTGAGTAGGTTTCAACTCCTTTCCGTCAATAGCCTCCACGATTTCATACTCAAACTCCTTGAACAGTTCCTCCATCACCTTTCGCCTATCGGGGCGCCGCTTCAAATTCACGACCTTCATATCTTTAGTTTTATCAAATTGGTTCTCATTATTTAAGTCATAAGCGTTCTTGATCTCCTTGTTTTTTGGGTCGGTTGTTAGACGACCGATATGTCTACAACAAACCATATCAAAGAAAGCTGATTTGTAACCCGATTCCATCCACTTCATAGCATAATCCATTTCAAAAAAAGTATTGGGACTATCGTAATTCCCGAGACTCAATATCGTCTGGACGTCTACCATACTCGGCCGGAAACTGTAGTGTGGCCAGTAATGACAATTCATGTATGGGAACTTTTCTTTTGAGTATTCGTGTAGTACAAATCCGGGTACCAATGGTGTACATCCGCGAATATTTATGTCCTGTATAGTTTCAGAGTATTCGCGATTGAATAATACCTGTTTGATTTGAGTTTGAGATTCAAGGAACCTTATTGAATCCTGGACGTACGGGCGCTTTACGTGGAACAGGAAATCGTCTTCCATATGAATCCAGTAGCGCGGTTTCAGTTCGTTCAGCTTGTTCCAAATGATGTTCATGCTTTCGCGATGACCCTTTTCTTCAGGCGTCTTCAAGTAAAAATTAAACCAAGGGTACAGCTTCTTCATTGTCTGACGGTCTGCCTTGTTTGAGTTATCATCCACGCAAAACCAGTAATCAATTTGGTCAGCATCCGTCCAGTGGTTCAAAATAGAGTTCACGGTTTCCCTGAACAGGTCCAGACGCTTACAAGAAGTCATTGACAAGAATACACGGTTATTGGAACTCTGTTTAGGCTTGAATTTAGAAGATTGGGTAAGAAGGTCACGGTTCTTCTTGAAAAGAAGATTCCAAATCACAACAGTTTCGTTTAGATCGTCGCATGTTTGAATATAGTTAGTCAGGTGGTAAAATAGGGCCAAAGTATCCGGATCATCGTTCATCTCCGACACATGGAATCGCAAGTTCTTGAACGATCGGTCCCTAATCGTCGGCTGACAGATATTATTCAAAATAATCTTCTTCAGACACGAGTATGACAGTTTACGGTCGTTGGTGTAAAACGCACTTATGCTTATATTGAATTCCATTATGTCGTTGTAGTACTCCTTGAACAGAAACAACTTATCTTGTGGGTCTTTATTGTAGTGCTTGTGCTTCTCGTACAACAGTACGGCTAATGAGTGCAAATTTGCATCCTTGAGCATTTCAATCGCGAAAATAACTCCTTCGGCACGATCAGAATCGAACATATCGGCCTTCAGAAAATACTCCATCGCCTTCTGGAAATTTCCCTTTCCGCGATACTGAAATCCCAGCATCAAGCACGAATAATACTTCTCCTGAACCCAGTTATTCAACTTGTCGGCCACGAGAGTGTACCATTCTATAGCATCATCAGTGTGATTACAGTCCTTGAAACTCTGGGCACAGTAAAAAGCGTACCTGCCAGCCAATCCTCCGCCAGTTTCTACCTCCTTGTGGTAGGCAGCCTTCAGAATTATGGCATCCTTCAAGTACTTGTCTTTATCCCGACTACGGGCTCCTGTCTTTCCCGAATCAATATAATAATCCCCCGGAATAACTCCCTCGGACGGATGTCCCTGTTCCAGCGCCAAAAACTCGTGAAGAACCCCAACGAACTTACTCTTCTTGTGTGCTGTGACCAGCAGGGGGCGGTAATATGTGAAGTCCTTTCCGAACTGTAGCTTATAAAAATCGTGGGTCAGTTTAGGAATGTTGACCGTTCCGTGAATCGTATCGTCCGCATCAAAGATGAAAATGTAGTCGGCTTTCTGGTAAGCTCCCTGAAGAGCCAAAGTACGATTATGACCAAAATCTTTCCACTCGTGCTGGAGAAGTTCACCCGGAATCCCCTTTTCCTTAAAGAAGTCCCGGATGATATCACGGGTATTATCGGTTGAACCGGTATCACAAATTACCCAGTAAGAAAAGGTAATTTGTTTAACGAGTTTTTCCAAGGTGTCCTTGATTACGTGCTCCTCGTCCTTGACGATCATATTCAGGCATATCGTTGACATTAAACTATTAAATCCTCATACGCGTAAGTTGATTTCAGAAAGGAACGTAAGAGTTCCAAGTATTTACGCGGTAGGGCGTCTCAATCCCAGTTGGTAGAACCGGCGGTGGCTGGGTGGGCTTGAAATTGTTGGTCTGTTGGGCGTAGGAAGAAACTCGCGTCTCGTCGGTCTTACGGTCGTTGGTCTTATCAATAAAGGCAATCTCAAATCCCTCGCGGTATTTGGTTATGACGTACCCAACCAACCCCAGGCCAGCGATAATTGCTACAAAGGCCCAGTTGTTCATTTATCTATAGCGTAAAAAATGGATTGGGCTTTTAGTAGGTATCAAATAATAATAATGGACGACCGTGTTATTAAGACTATCACCGAAATGCTTACCGAGCGCGGAGTTAAGGGTACGATGGACCCGGTGACTCCTGCTATGGACGAGACGCATATGTACAACTTTGGCGGCGTTCTGGTAGTTTACAGCACCAAGAACCGAATTGCCGGCATTAACCCCTTCGTTGAATTCGCCAAGGAGAACGGGTTCACTTCCGGTATTATCATCATCAGCGAGACGCCGTTGAGTGAGAAGGTCTCGGATTCACTGATCAACTTTGTTGCGAAGCGCGAGAATCCGCTGGTACAGGTATTCCTTCTGGCTCATCTGTACTTCAATTACTCCAAGCACCAGCTCGTTCCCAAGCACCGTCTGCTTGATGATAAGGAGCGTACAGATATTGCCAAGAAGTACGAGATTGCCAAGTTTCC